TCACCAATTTTTAAATACACACCTACATGACCTGATACAAAATAATCGGCTGATGTTGTCAGTGTTCTACCACTACCACTTGTTGCATTAGATGATAATGTCACACCTAGATTCTGAAATGGATAGTATGGCTGAAACACGTGCTGACTATCAACTGATGTCTCGAATGCAAAGGTTTCAACTGTAAATGTTGTTAAGCCAGTACGTATTAACTTACGAGGTGCAACTGTCTGATGACAGATAAACATTATATCACCCTGTTGTGCAAAGGTAAATTCTTCTAGGTATGGTGCTGACGTTGTATTCACAAGCCATGTTTGAGATGTAAGAGCCTGTATAGATGATATGTTTCCATTTGTAGGACTTATCTGAAATATCTCAATGCGGTATTACTAAAGGCTATTATATATTGTTCATCATCTGAAAATATAAATGGTTCTATTCTAACTGTTTGCCTTAGATCAGATGAGTATGCAGGAGCCGAAGCAAAGTTATGCCAACGTTTTGTTCCCGGTCGTTTGGTTACACCGCCCTCACCACGTATAAAAAAGTTACGTACTTTTTCTGCTGAGTTCTTGTAGATGGGTGAATCCGTTCTTGAGGTTAATGACGGACTAACTTCACCAAACTGAAAGCTGTTTTGTGGTATCCTTACTCTTGCCATTAACTACGCCTATTCGTTGTAAACCTCGTGGTTGACAGTGATCGTGATGTTTGTTGCTGACTGTCTAGGTTTCTAGCTTTTGCCATTAATCGCTCTGCCTTAACTTCCATCATCTCCATTAACTTATCATCTCGTGCTATTGATGTAGCAAAGACTGATGCCAATGAGTACTGCACAGCCAGTGCAAAGTAAGAAGGAAAGTCAACTTCAGATGCTCTGTATGTATAGTCTGCAATCAACACATCATTGGTTGTAGAATCTGAAAATACTTTATCGCCATACACTGTATAGTTTATGCGATTATCGTTTATAGTTACTGTGTGTAACATAATTAAATCACTGGGTAGTTGATGTGCTATATCAAATCTACCTGTTGGTGTTTCTGTTAATTGATTTAATGTTGCCTGCTCTGTGGCAAATCGCCACCTAGCTACACATAGAGATGACCTAACGACATCTTCATACATATTAGATGCAACCAAGGCTTCTGTTGAACTTGTTTCAAAAGAAGTAATTGGCTCTGCACCAATAAGCACTAAGGCTCTTGATGCAATATCCAACGCTGAATTAGATGCCGTTGAAGTCATATAATTTTAGTCGCTATCTGTTTCTGCTACGGCTGTTCCGTCTGAAACGTCAACTACTGTTCCAGTATTAGAAAGCACAGAAACAAAACTTGTTGTTGGTGTGTTTGTATCTTGTACAATTATCAAGTCACGAACGTTCAGCATATTCGCAGAATCATTGAAATAGCCTGCACTATTCACTGCTGCAATAGCATCTGTTGTTTGATAAATCCATAAACATACTCCACTAGCACCACCGATTTTGTGAAGACCACTTGCACTATAAGCCATTTAGACCTCCTATCCGTTGTTATCAAGAAGTTCATAAATGCCATTATCGTCTATAACGACAGCACCCATGGACATCATTGATGTTGCTAAATGTGAAACCTTTTCAGGCACATAATTTAACTCTGTTGTTACATTGGCACCGATACCAAGACCAATCGCACTTGTGTGATAAGCCATGTTCTTACCTGCTGCAACGGCAGTAGTTGAAAATATGTTAAAGCCTAGGAAGTTCTTCATTGTCATGCCACCTGCATATGGAAGACTTTGATCGCCTACATAATCAGATGATGCAAATTCATTTATTAAAAACAAATCAGCAAAACCTTTAGGATGCATAGCAATATATCTCTGTCCATCTTCAGGTAAGTTTGCAGAACCAAATGTCTCAAATGTAGAAAGCAAGTCAGCTTTTTCTACAGCACTACTTGTGTCATGTATTTGAGTTGAGTTAGCACCTGCATCCATAGCAGTGATAAGAATTTCATCAGTCTTTCTTCCTAAAGCTGAAGCCGCAGATGTTGCAATAGCCTGACGCTCATCAATGTTTGTCTTGAGTTCGTCTAGCTTGTCAATATATTCGGCAGCATAGAAGTCAGCTAATGTAGCTTCTACTGTGGTATGTGCTAATTCCATTGGAGTTACCATACCATTTCTTGATTTAGTTGAAGCAGTACCAGTACCGATTTTCTGAAAGCGAACAACGCTTCCTGCAACATTACTTACATTACGGACTGTGTTCATTAACTTTGAACCCATTCTTTGATATGCAAGATGTACCTCGGACTCGAACTGCTTGATGAAGGCTGTGTCTATTGTGTTAGCCATCAGTAGTCCTTTCCCTGTCATTTGACAGTTTAGTTGTTAAGGTTGCCTCGATTATCTGCTCTTTGCTTCATCCAGTTATCCGTTAGGGCTGTCAGCTTATTACAGGTCGTGTATATTCATTTGGTGGCATGAATTCTATTTCTTGACAACGCACAAATCGTAAGACCTTGTACCCATTTAAATCTAACGCTCTTGGCATAATCATAAAGTCAAGATAGCCTAGCCATGTTAATGTCTTGTAATGTTCTACAGGACATACATTCTGCAATAATAAATACTGATCTTGGAAGTAATCAACTATAGGTCTTGACCATTTAAGGAATGTTTTTGGGTATTTATCTACGTCTGCAGAACACAGCATCCATATAGAGCCAACAAGATCATGTTGTTTAACTACACCAAACATCATAACAGGTTTATTATAAAGCAATGCTGTATAGGTTTCAGCACTGTCATCTTTCAATGGCTCCATTAACGCACGCCATGGTGTCACGCCTGCAATCAAACACTCACGATTATCTGTGTTTCTAAGTTCATGTTGCAGAAATTCAGCGTGACTAGGTTTGGCTTTGACTATATGAGATTCGCCGTACTTACCTGCTCCCTGAAAGACGTTGCCAGTCACTATTCACCTCCTGAATAAATGCATTATCACGTCTGCCCTGTTGCCAGTATCTAGGGTCTTTCATCTTAGCTTCTATGTCAGCTTGGGTTAACTGACCTGCTACACTTGTCTGCGAAACATTAGATGATTTAGTTTGTTCTATAATGTGTTCTAAGGCTTTGATGCCTGCAGATGATGAGCCTAGTTCAGCCACAGCCTCCTGCATTTTCTGATCAGGAAAAAACTTATTCATCCATAACTGTACAGCTTCTACCCTTGCTCCTGCATTATCGCCCAAGTCTTTCTTGACAGATTCAAGATCAGGTTGCTGAACCATAACAGCGTCAGCATATTTTTGTATGCCCTCTGCAAATTCATCTTGGCTTAATCCATTTTCCCATGAATAGTTAGACCACCAGTCAAGGAGTTGGTTGTCTACAGCCTCACCCTCATCTAAAACCTCAGGTAATACATACTCACCTACAGATGCAGGTCTGTCAGCAAAGGCTTCAGTTTCCATCTCACTCATAAGTTTAGTGCGTAACTCTTCCTCGCCTTTACCTAACTTGCTTTCTAATTCACCATAGGCTTTAGCCATATCGGCAGGGTCAGCAAACTTCTCAGGCAACCATTCAGGTCGTGCTTCGGCTACTGGGGTTTCGGTTACTGGTGCTTCACTCTGTTGTTCTACTTGTTCTTCCATTGTTTATCCTCTCTGCATGTTGAACACGTTTGGCTATCAAAGCCACTAAGTACCTCTGTCCTTCAAGATGCCGTAATTCATCAGCCGATATATTGGCTCCTGTTATAGCTTCTATTGTTATGGACTTGAGATATTGCATAGTAGCCAGTCCACTTGGAGAATTGAATGTACTGGCTAAATCTAGGGAAATCTTTTCATCTTGATCTTTGGAGCGAGGGTATCCATCAACCCCCAAGTGATTGGATGCTTGGGTTGCCATTCGGGTCTATTCCTGTTTGTTGTTGCATCTGTTGTGCCATCTGAACCATCTGCTGTCGTTCACCAACGTCACGTATTAAATGATCTGGCACACCAAATTTCTTGGCTAGATAGATTGCCGTCTCTTCGGAGGATACAAGGAGATTAATAACCTCGGGTCCGAAACGACCTGAGACCATCTCAAGGAACCTATCTAGGGAAACAATATCCTGATTGGACTGTGCCTGTGCCAGTGGAGAAACACTCTTTACCTTTACTTCTCTTCCATTAACAGTCGGTATTTCTATCCTGCCCTGTTTGGTAAGTAGGTAAACCACACGCTGAAGTACAGGTTGAACCATCTCTGCTTGCAGTCTGCCAAATGCAGAACCAATCTTACGAGATAAATCAGCCATACGTTCTGCTACTTCTGTAGCTGATGCAGGTGTTTTATTAGGATCGC